CTTCATGCCCAGACGCGCTTGGGGTTCACGGGGAAGACGAGGGCGTCCACCAGCGGCTCCAGCTGGTGCTCGGTCAGCTGCTGCCGGCTGCGGAGGTTCACGTGGTGCCCGGCGTCGATCACGGCCGGGACCAGCTCCTCGTCGCCGTCCATTACGGCCGGCTCGATGGTGATCGGCCCGATGTGATCGACTGAGTAGTCGGTGCTGAAGCCGTTGGGGATGCCGGCTACTTCGAGCAGGCCATCGGCCATGGCGCGGGTCGGGAAGCGGAGGCGGTAGTCGTGCATCACGTTGTCACCGTTTGGAGGTTCGCGTCGGTCAGGGTGCCGCTGTAGAACTCGACCTTTCGGATCACGCAGTTGGCGTACTGCGAGAAGGTGCCGGGCACGTTGCTGCTGTCCGTGGCCTCGGCACCGAGCGTCACGAAGTCGGTGTTGCCGATGGTCAGGTTGTTCGTGCCGCTCTGCACCGTGCCGCCGTTGATGCAGAACTTCGACGTGCTGCCGTTCCAGTAGTGAACGGCCTTCTGCACCCCGCTGCTGCCGATGGTGCCCGTGGATGTGCTGCCGGATGACCAGAACGCCCGCGCCGCAGTCGTGCTGCTGGCTTCGATGCCGACCTGTGCGGTGGACGCATCGTCGGTGGACAGGATCGTCCCGGCCCTACCCGGCGGGTAGAAGTGAACAACCAAGGCACCGGGGTCGCCCCAAGAGGTGATGTTGGAGTCCAGGACGTGCGCGAGGTCGGCGCTGCGGGTCGTTGATCCAGTTCCCGTATTTGAAATGTATGCCGAAGGCGTCGCTCCCTTTTCGATCTGGTGTCCCCAGACCAGCATGTCCTTCGCGGATGTCACGTTGTACGAGGGGTAAGTATCAACAACCCAAGTCCCCGGGGTCGCGCTGTCGCTGAACTGCACGATGCCCTGACCGATTCCCTCGTTGGTGCTGCGCGAACGGTGGCTGACCCAGCATCGATACCAACCGTTCGCGTATGCCTCGATTCCGCTGGATGTATCGACAGGCGTGGTTCTGGATCGCGTTGCACATCCCGAAGTCGATCCTGCCGACAAATCGAATACTTGCGTGAACCTCCGGTCGCTCGTTCCATAAAGGAACGTAAGAACGGCATACTGCGTGGCGTTGCTTGCCGGGCGCTTCAGGAACACGCTGTACACATACAAAGAGTCCAAGTCAACGTTGGCCGTCGTGTTCTTTGTTCCGCAATGGTGCGTCCCGTTTGCGACAACCTCCGACATGAGTTCGGCGGTGTTCGCATTGTCGGGAGCAGGTCCGGTGTTGCTGGTCGTGACTGCGGTGTTGCTTGCAACGTCTGCCGTTGTTTCCGAGGTCGGGCAGATGTTCGTCCTGCTCTCCTCCACCAGCAGCCCGAGCCGGGTGCCGCTGCTGTTGTGGGTGAGGCGGGCGACGTCGGTGGACGCCGACGCGATGTAGCCCGAGGAGTCAACGTAGGTGCCGCTGCTGGCGCGGGTCAGCGTGTAGCCCGATGGGGTGCCGCTGCTGAAGTCGAGGGACCAGGAGGGGGACAGGCTGCCGCTCTGCGTGGTCGCCGACGCCTCGGCCGTGTAGTCGCTGGTCCCGCTTGGCGAGGTGCGTGTCGCCGCGACGCGGAAGCCGTAGCTGGTGGACGCGGTGAGCCCGGTCACCGAGTAGCTCGTCGCACCCGCGCCGGTCGTGTGGATCGTGCTCCACGACCCCGAGCCCGACGGGCTGCGCTGCTGGATGATGAAGCCCGTCTCGTCGCTGCTGTTGTCCGTCCACGCGAGGTTGATCTGCGTGCTGCTCGTCGCCGTCGCGGTCAGCGAGCTCGGCGCGGCGGGCGCGGTGGTCGCGGACGCAGAGGTGCTCGCGAGGCTGCCGCTGTCGCAGTTGTACGCATAGACCCGGTAGTGACGGCTGGTGCTCGCCGCCACCGTGTCCGTGTGGCTGTTGGTCGTGAGGTTGGTCGCGATCACGCTCCACGACCCCAAGCCGTCGTTGGACCGCTCCACCTCGTAGTACGTCGCCTGGTTGGGCGCGGCCGTGCTGTCGGCCGTCCAGGACAGCGAGATCGTGCCGACGCCGCCGGTGGCGGTCAGGCCGCCGGGTTGGTTGGGGGCGCCGGTGGCGAGGCAGGCGGCTTCCTTGGAAACTGCACCTTTCCTCAGAAACGACCGAATCACGGGACCACCTCCGCGGATGTGCGAAACAGGACAGTGGCGATATGCACGTTCTCACTGCCCGCGGACGGATCGGCGTACAACGTGACCACCCCGTTGGTCGCGGCGGGCCAAGCCGTGGTGGTCGCCGCCAGGATCTCGACCGTGGAGGTGCCGTCGATGGCGCTGGTGATCGTCCCCGTAATCGTCGTCTCGACGGTGCCGACCTCGACCTTGGCCTTGACCGCGTAGCCGGTAAGGTCGAACTTGGTCCCATTGGGGTTCACGACGTTGACGGTGAGGGTGCGGCTGCAGCCAGGCACCACGACCAGGCCAACGATGTCGGTTTCGATTCTTGCGTTTGGCATCTCTTATTCCTCTTACTCTTGGTTTTCGTCGACCTCGGCGCAGACGACCGGGTTGGGGCGGTCGAAGTACGGCCACGCAGTGCCGTCGAGCGCGTACACGACCCACACGTTGACGACGGCCATGAGCGGCATCTCTGCAGTACCGGTCGGGAAGGCCGATCCATCCCACTGGCTGCCGACCGGCCCGACGATGACCGATGGTGAGTTGGTCGGCATGCCGTCCACCATGATCGACGTGTTGAAGTACTCGCTCAGGTTCTGCACGTTCGTGTAACTGAACGTCAGGTTGCCTGGGGGAGTGATGCCTCCGCCCGCAAGCGAGGGCGGGAACCAGTGCTCGACCGTGTACTGCCAGCGGTTCGGTGTGATGACCGCCGCCGACTTCACCTTGCACAGGCCGAGCGTGACCACGTTCCCGGCCGCCATCTGCGCCCTGCCCCAGCTCATCACGTCCGCGTTGTCGAGTGCAGACGTCGCGCCTCGCATCCACGTGTTGACCACGGCGCGGTTGGCACCGGGTATTCCGCGCTCGAAGATGGGCCTTTGCCAGGTCATACTGCCGTTGGCTTCGGCGCGGTGAGTTCCGCGAGCTGGAGGGCGCTGACGACGTTGCTGAAGTTGGCGAGCGACTGGTACTTCTGGAACCACACCACCTTGTCCGCCTGCAGCACCAGCAGGCCGGCGATGCTGACGCTGGTCGTGCAGGATGGAGCTCCGGTCGGGATCGGCCCCGGCACCTGCTCGAGGTGGAACCACTCGTCCCACACGAAGCTGTGCTGGATGCGGTACCACTCATGGTGCGGGGACACCGAGAAGCCCCGGTAGACCAGCGACCCGATGGCGCACCCCAGGAAGGCTGCGTCGTTGCGCTTGCCGACGAAGGTGGACCAAGTCGAAGTGGGAGGCTCGGCGTTGACTGGGCTTCCCGCAGTCCGGTCCCACAGCACCTCGATGGTGATGGTCATCTGAGGCACTTCGTATGCCGGCGGGTTGCCGTTGAGGTCGACCTTGGTCCCGCCGATGTCCACGACGCCTGTTGGCCAGGTCACGCTGCCGTTGGTCGGGAAGGTGGCCGCGAGCCGCCACATCTGTGCCTGGCGGACCCCGCTCTGCCGGGTGACGGCCACGTACTCCGCCTGCTCGTCGGCCACATTCACCTGCAGGGTGCCGAAGGTGCAGCGCACCTCCCACTGGTATAGGCCTTCCGGGCGCGGGAACGCCTGCACCTGCCTGCAGACGTACGCCTTCATGTACAGCGCGGTGTTCCGGAACGCCGCAGGCACGCGTTCGCGCACCTTGGGCAGGCCGGACACGGCGAAGAGCTGGTTGTTGCCGTCCGCCGGGAAAGTCGGGTTGCTGGAGTCCGGCACCCACTGCACGTCGTACACCAGCTCGAACTGGTGCTCGGACCCGGGCATGACCCGCGTCTGCGAGAACGTCTCAGCCTTGGGACCAGTGAGGATCCAGCCCATCAGAACGGCATCCTGAAGCTCTGCCGGAGCTCATCAAGCATCTTGCGGATGGCGGCGACGTCGGTGGCGAGGCCGGCTGCGCCGATGGCCTGATCAAGTCCTTTGTTCATAAGCGCGTCCCTGTTGGCCCCCAGCGCCATGGAATTGGCCAGGCCAGGACCCATGAGCGGGTCGTTGATGACGCGCATGGCGTCGGCGTCCTTGATGGCCGTCTGCCGAGCGATCCCTTGGGCGACGTCCGGGCCAAGTGCTGCCGCGAGCCGCTTGTTCCGGGCGAACTCGGCGACCTGCGCCTGCGTCGAGGCGTTGGCGGCCTGCAGGTTGTAGGAGGTGGCGATCTGCGTCAGGCCCTGCACGCGATTGCTGGCGGCGTTTACCACCTGGCTGCCAATGCGGGCGGCGATCTGCGCGGCGGTGATGGCTGCCGTGACGCCCGTGTTGACGGCGGTCGCGGCGGCGGCGGCGTTGAGCTTGCGCAGCTCCGCCTGGGCGCGGGCGACGCCCTTGACCACACCGCTTGGGTCCATCTCGGCGCGAATGACCGCCTTCATCTCACGCGCCACGGAGCACCTCCCGGTCGAACTCGGCGAGGCCGGCCTTCACCCACGGGAACAGCTCCTGCGGGCGCTTGTTGGTCTGCGAGCACGCGATCACCCCGAGCAGGAACTCGCAGCGTTCCAGCGTGGTCATCTCGGAGGATGCCAGGGCGATGGGCATCAGGTCTCGCTGTTCCGGGCTTGCGATTCTCCACAGCCGCCGGGTGGCGGCTGAGTAGGGTGCGGTGAGTTCACCTGCTCCCACAGCCTGGTCGACACGTCGGCGGACAGCCGGCCGAGGTCGGCCGGATCGGCCAGGAGCGGCGTGCCGTCCTCGCACGACAGGCAGGCGGCCCACCACCACGGGTCGTTCGCCGCCCGGCGGTAGTCCGCCATGGTGGGCTCGCGCACGACGATCGGCCCGAGGTCCGGATCGACCACGCGGCGGGACTTCGCCATGAACTGGGAGACGTCCAGCGGCATCAGGCCTCGTCCACGCTGAGGGACCACACCGCCGCCCCAGTACCGTCATCGGTGCGGCTGGCGGAAGTGATGTGCCCGGTGATCGTGTACGCCTTTCCAGCTTGGTCGCTGAAAGAGACGACGACCGAACGATTGACCGCGTTTGCCAGCGACGTCGGGTAGATGTGCTCGCGCACCGGGTCATCGGTGGAGGCATCCTGCGCCAACAGGTCAAAGCTCACCGTTCGCCGGACTCGCCCTGGCACGCGCTTTTCACGCCAATCGGAAACCAGCGTTACGTCGAGGGACGCACGCTCCACCTGCAGCTGGATGTTCCGCACCGGCCATGTCGTGGAGCCGCCGCTGTTGAAGTTCAGCGACACCGTGCCGCCGTAGCCCATGATGTATGGCATGTTCAGGTTTCCTGTGCTTGAAGGTTGATCGTGACTGTGACCGTGCGCTCGGCGTCCTGCTGGCCGTCATCCGGCAGCTCGGTCCCGGTTGAGAACGACATTTCGTGCGCCACCAGCTTGCAGCCGGTATGCGTGTGTGGGCCGTTGGCGAACGCCTTGGCCAGCTCATGGGCGAGGTCGGCCGCCTGGTCGAGCGTGTCCGCGATGCAGGTCGCGATCATGGTGCCATTCCAATGCGCCTTTCCGAAGGATCCGGGCAGGTACATGGTGGCCGCGAGCTCGACGTTGTAGACGATGCACGGCGTGGTCTTGCCAGCCACGCGCATGCCCGGGTAGACCTTGCTGGTCGCGTTGGCGGCGCGGGCGCGGATCGCTGCGACAATCTCCGGGAAGCTCATGGCTGGCCCCGCAGCGCCGCACGGGCCTCGAGCAGCGTCCGCTGCGATATGGCGGTGAGGATCCGGCGCATGTTGCGCATGACGTAGGTGGTCGAGAGCTTGCGGCCCGGGATGCGGCGGCTGGACCCAACGTGCCGAAATCCATCCTCGAGCAAGTGCCAGACCCTCTGCATTCCTTTGGCACGTGCCCCGCCCTTCTTGCCGTAGACGACTCCGGCTTCGCCGACCACCACGGCTGCCGAACTGGAACCGCGACGGCGCACGTCGATCCTCGTCGCGTTTGCGATTGCTCGGCGGTGCGTCGGCTTGCCTCGGAAGCTTGCCGAACGCCATATGCGGCGCAGATCCTCACGCACCGGCCTCAAGGCAGTGCGCATCCCCTTCTTGCGCACACGCTGCGAAAGATTGCTTGGCAGTGCTGCAAGTGCCTTGCGCACTTCCGCGTCGGCGAGCGTGTAGCGCATCCTCACGGCAGCACCTCAATCGCTCTCATGCGGAGTCGCTTCCTGCGGGCGTCCGGATCGTGGCAGCTGCGAAGGTTCAGGGTCCGCTCGACCCCGTTGTCGTTCCACTTGATCCGGCTGCGCATGCTGATGCCAGGGTGCCAGGTCGCCTCGATTGAGAACTCCTGCTGCATGGCCGGGCCGCCGTCATCCAGGACTTCCGAGCTGTTGACTTCCGACGCGTATCCGCTGGGGTCATACAAGCGGCCACGGATGATGCACACCGTGACCCATGCTTCGGACCCCTGCCCGTACGAGTCGACGGTCGTGACGGGGTTCTGCACCGTCAGCACCTGGCGGAAATAGCCTGCGCCGGCCATCGGTCACCCCACCGCGTTCCCGTTGTGCATGCGCCTGACCGTCTCCACGAACAGCGGCGACTGCGGCGTGACGACGTCGTCGCCGCGGAACGACTCCACGTGCGCGATCTCCATGCGCATGGCGAGGTATTCCTCCTCGGTGAGCTGCAGCTCCGTGCGGCCCGTCGCGGCCTTCCACTTCGACAGCACGGCCACCAGTGCCTGGTGGATCTGCGCGTCGTCCTCCGTGTGGGGCCGCTTGAGCCAGCCGCGAAGGTCGCTGACGGTCGGTGGTACCGGCATCGGGTGGCTCCCGGCCGAGGGGGTGAGGCGCGTGGAGCCTCACCCCCTGGCCGTGCATGGAGGATGAATCAGGCGTTCGTGACCTGCAGCTGCACCATGGCCTTGGCGCGGGTGAACGCCGCGTTGCCCCAGCCGAAGCCGCGGAACACGATGCGGGCCGAGTTCGCCGCGGTGAGGTCGTCACGACGCATGGTCATGCCCTCCCACTCGCGGATGGCGTAGGCCTCGCGGAAGTTGCCGCAGAGAGCGAGCACGTTCTTCGCCGCAGCGCCCGAAGCGTGCGTCGGCAGGAAGTCCGTCACGTACACCGGCAGGCCGAGCAGGAATCCGCTGGCGCCCTGCGTCAGGCCGGCGTCCGAGCTCGGCACGAAGATGGGCACGTTGCTGCCCGAGGTCGCGGCGCGGATGTCGGCGATCTTCGCGTAGACGTCCTTCGCGATGATCCACGCCGACGAGCCCCAGTACGCCGCGGGCAGCTGCGTGTAGCGCATGTCCATCAGCTTGTCGACCGTCGCCCCTGCGGTCACGGCAGCAGCACGCGTGGTGCTAGCCGAGGTCGCGGTGGTGATGTTCGTGCCGGTCTGGACGGTGAACATGGCGTTGCTCGGGCCGTTCGTGACCCCGGCCATGTAGCCGGCCTCGCTCATCTTCGAGAACTGCCGCATGAGGTTGTCCATAACCTCCGCCTCGACGTCGAAGTTGGCGGACTTGATGAGCTGCTCCGACACCTGCGTCTTGGGCAGGATGGGCAGCGGCTTCAGCGACACCTCGGCGAAGCCGGGGTCGATGTCCGTGGCCGCCGTCGTGCCGGTGTCCGGCGGGCTCCAGGCGTTGGTGTACTGGGTCGACTCGAGCGTGTTCCAACGCAGCGTCGCGTCGCCCTGGCGGACGGTGCGGTAGTCGCAGACCCGGCGGGTGATGGACTCTGCCGAGATGTACTTGAGGATCTGCTCCTCGGTCTGCTTGGGGATCAGGATCGACGACGAGGCCGTCGAGATGATCTCGCGCTGCTCAGGGGCCGGGCCGCCGCGCAGCCAGCCGCGCCAGGACGACTCGTACTCCTTCGACGAGCGCCATTCCGCAGCCGCCTCGCGCCGCTCCTCGGTGCGCCGCGCCGGGGTCGCCGCGACCTGCACGCCCGCGTCACGCTCGAGCAGCGTCTTGCGCACCTCGCGCAGCTCCTCGATCTCGCAGCCGATGTCGGCGCGGACGTCCTCGGTAAGGTTGGTGTCGGACTTGCGCTGCTCAAGCTCGGTGAGCTTGGTGCGGACTTCGCGAAGCGTGAGATTGCTGACCATGACTGTGGCTGCCTTCCGTGGTGTTGGTTGAGTTTCCTGACGCGCCTCGGCGGTGGTGCCCGAGTAGGCACCTACCTCGACGACGCTCACTTCCCTGAGTTCCACACGCTTCAGCGTGCGGTCGCGCCCGCTCCAGCTGTCCCCGCCTTCCGGAACGCGGAAGCCGAAGCTCATTTCGTTCAGCACGCCGCGGCGGACCTGGTCAAGCACGGCCTCGTCGCGGGAGTTCTC